AAAGTTGAACGTCCCGTTCATCATGCCTGTTTTGAATGTGTTGCAAACCCAGTTGCCAGTAAAAGCCATTACGTCACCGCCTGTCTGAACTGTCCAGACCGGTAGGCATCTTGACGCTCCATACCATCGCCCAAACGTTTTGCCAAAGCAAGAGCTTCTTTGAACTTGGTGTCGTACAACGTAATAATGTCTTGCTCACCTTTCATGAAGGTGTAAGCTTCAACTAAGCATCCGTACAGAAGCACGGTGTCAAAGTTATCCCCCAGCCATGTAGTACCGGCTGTGGTAATTGATTCTGGATAGTAATAGTAATGGAGTTCCATCGTGTAGGCCGAATCAGGTGTTGGGCCAAGTATGAACGTTAACTCAGTGTTTGCTGAAGACTGTGGGCCAAACAAAGCGTAGTACTTAGGGGTCGCCGTATCCGTTGGAGTTGGGTATGCTTGACGGATGAAGTTCACATCTTTGTTCAGCAAATACTCATAAGCGCCAGTTGCATCAATAACAGCCATTGAATACACAGCGAGAAAATCATCTGGGCAAGCGAGGTATTTGTTCCCCGACGTTGTTGTTCCTGTGACATTTTTACGGATGGATGGAAACTGAATCATGTTGTAGATGCGTTGTTCAGCTTGCTCAATGAACCGATTTATCTGAGTGGTTGAATCCTCAGTCGATCCATCAGCAAGATATACATCGGGGAACTGATTCTCCGTGTAAGACTGAATCGCAACTACAAGCTGGCTGTAATTCATGCCACTGGGCCTCGCATCATCACGCCTTTAGTAGCTGCACCTGTGCCACGAATTTTGATACCTGTTGTCTTGGGTTCGCCAGCCATACCATAGCTCATGCCATTTGGTACAGGGTCAGCAACACCAACGTCCTTGGCAGCTTTCTCAGTTGCGTAGGGGACTTTTGGTATTTCACCAGACACTGCTTTACCAGTCATAGTGTGGGGAGGGGCATAGACAGCGGCAGTGCCAACTTCTTTACCCATTCGTTTGTCGCTGTATTTAGCCATCATTTACCACCTTGGTTGTTAGCTCGTGCCATGTTACGACCAACGGCTTTCATAGCGTCAGTAGTCACGCCACCTTTTGCCATTTTGTGCATACGAGACTCGTGACCTTTAACCATTTTTTTGGCTTCGGTATCAGCGATTTGCTTTACTTGTTTCTTGTCCATCATCGACTCCTACGTTGTTACTACTGTTACTGTACCAAGTTGCACGGCCATTGCCAAGACATTTGGCGTTAATCCTGCATCCACACTTTGTGCACCACCAACCGGGTTCCACCCCCATTGGAAGATTCGACTGCCACCTTCGTTTGTTCCTGTACCCAATATGCCTGTGCCTGTTGGGTCGATCTGCAAGCCGCTTGTTCCCGATACTACATAACTGCGATCAGGGCGAGGGTTTCGCAAAGCCTGTGGGTCATCCACTGGCCACATACCCAACTGCAACTGCGGATGATCGGGATCCCAGCATTCTGGGCAAACCAGCAAGTCGTACTTCTTGGTCTTAATGATCTCCGTTTTCAACACGCTGAGTTTAAACCGCTGACCACACCGGTCGCATTCCGCGATTGCGTGTTTACCAGCGGCAAAACGATTACTCATTACACCATCCTACCTTTGGTTTTACCTCGGGAGGCAATGCCGTCGGCTCGGCGGGAAGCGGTCAATCCACCTTTTTTCTTTTCGGTGGGTTCAACGTAAGGGTATTTTGTTACACCTTCATCGGTTGTAGCCTCTTCAGTCGCTTTATTACGTCGATATTGGTTTAGCGCCCGTGCTCGTTCTTCTTCGCTCACCATAGAAGGATCACGAATGTCTCGCTTAGCGTTAAAACTTTCTTTAGAAACATTGAACTTTTCACGCAAATTTTTAAGTACGGTATCAGCCCCTATGTTACTTTGCAATCTTGATCTTGCATTCGTACCAGCACCCGCGCCACCGCCTTCAAGCTGCTGCTCTTCACCGGGTTTTTTTGGTATACCTTTAGGCATGGTTATCTCCCAATGTATGTCTGGCGGGGTACAAGCCGCAAAGCGGCTTTTTCATGATCTTCATATGCTGCCAGTTCCCAAGCCTCATCGTACTGTTGCTTCAATATGGGCAAACGTTCCATGCCGGTAGGAACTTTTCCAGCAATGTAGTACGACAAGCCAGCAGCCATGCAAGGAATGAAGCGGAACGGCACGTCCATGATATTGACACCGCCGCCTGCGTCTTGGGTACGACGTAAGCGCCAATACACCAACTGATATTGTTGGGCATTGTCTGGGGTTGGCCAAACGGTGACTGCGGGGACTTGCTGCCAATAAACAGCGGTTGTGCTTGTATGGCTTGCCGCAGTGGTGTTTTGTTGCCCACGGAAACAGTTGTACAAGACGTTACCATCTATGTAGCTATAGTTAATGATCTCGCTGTCAATCTTGATAAACCCAGCGGCGGGTAAACCCACTACGGAGTTCAAAGTAATTGTGTTGGTAGTGCTGGTAACAGCCCCATTTAGGGTTAACCCTGTAGGTGAAGTCTGGCCGTTGTACCGTTGAATCCAAAGTTGTATTGGGCGGGCTTGCTGAATTTTGTTAGGAATCGTAGCGTAGGTGGAAACACTAATACGAGTAATGGTTAAGTCAGCCTGAGTTGAAGCGACGTTTGCGCCAGTACGAATGACATGCTCAAGCAAGTCAATGGTGTCGTTTGGCAGAGGGTAAGTATTCTGACCCTGCACCAAATCAATTGTCCCAGTCTCAATCGTCCACAAGTTGATGCCACGGTTCGCCCAATCAGCAAACATGATATTTAAACTGCGTCGGGCTGTACGCAGGTCATAACCGGTGCGAAGCTCACTACCGGCACGTTCAAACGCTTCCTCAACCAACTCGGTGAGGTCTAAGTTAAAACTGACTGCGCCGGAAGTGTTAGCCATTATTCGTGTCCGTCTTGAACGATGTCGTCTTCGTGGGTAACTTGCTCATGTGGGACACCATCTAAAAAAGCAGCTATTGCGGCTTTGTCTTCAGGTTGAACTTCCATAGCAGCAAAGTGGGCTTCTACTTCTTCGTCTGTTGGCTCGTTCAAATCTTCTGGCTCGGGCTGCGGCAACTGACCTTCTACCTTGGCGATCAGATCCAGAATAGCTTGATTTTCGCTACCAAACATGGCTGCGTATTGAGTTGCTTTAGCGCGAAGACCGCTGAGTACAAGTTGATCTTCTTCGGAAGTGAGGTTGAGTTGTGACATGATGATTCCTTATTTCATTTTCTTGAGAGTTTCAGCAAGGCGGGCGCGTTGGCCCAACTTACCGGGTTTCTTGGCTGCTGCCGCCAATTTCTTTGCAGGTATAGGCTTGTCGCCTTTTACACCTAGTTCCGCACGCAAAGCACCGGGTTTCTTGATTGCTTTCTGGATCCATTTTTCAGCCATTATCTATACCTCGCTGTTTTACTTGCCACCTTGGGCGGTTGTTTTACAAACTGTTTTCCGGCTTTTTTACCAGCCCTTTTTGCCTTTGTTGTGGCGGCGTACTCGGCTGGACTGAGTGCGTTGATTGCTGCTTCCGGCAAGTACCTTTCTCCAGTTTTGGAAGAAGGTTTCCCTGACTTGGTGCGCCATTTTTGGTCGCCCCAATTTTTAAGGGACTGTTGCGGCGCTTTCAATCTCTGTACCCTCCGCCAGCAGCCTTGTACTTCTTTGCCACAAGCTGAGCTTTCCGAGCTGACCATTGGCCAGCACCTGTGCCCTGCGTTGCTGCGGCTTTGACCTGCGACACAATCCGCTTACGTAATTCAGGTTTGGTGTAGTTCCCAGCAGCATTGACCTTGCCACCCTCCGCATACATGTCCACGTCTTGTGGCTTGTCCTTGCGATGGATGGTTTTCTTCCCCGGCATCTTCTTGGGGTTGATTGCGCCCATGCCACGGGAGGACATCATCGTTTTGCCATCCCGCCACCGCACATGACCATAGTGCCCTTGGTCTTACCACGTTGAGCACAGCCATCAGCACGAGCTGAGGCTGAACCGCCTTTGGCCATGCTCTTGGTTTTGTACGCTTCTTCGGTTTTTTTCTGCGTATTGGCTTCATCTTTCTGAGCGTCCATCTTTTTGATGTCCTCAGAAGTCATGGAGTCTTCATACGTAGTACCGGGGCGGCGTGGTTTATACGCGCCCATTGTTCCGGCTTGTGTACTTGTGGTCATGTTTTGCCGCCCTTAGCGAGGAACTTACCTTTGGTTTTGCCACGTTGAGCAATACCATCAGCACGGCTAGAAGCGGAACCACCAGAAGCCATCTTCTTAACGCCGCCACCTTTTTTCATCGCCATTTGTTTTTTGTCCATAGCCATGTCAGCTTTAGAGCCTTCTTTTACGCCCTTCATTTCAACGTCCTTACCAGACTTTTCAAAAGCAGCCATTTTGCTATTTCCAGCTTTTTTCTTAGCCATCATTGCCATAAAACCGGGGTTCATTTTTGTTGCCATAGTGTTTCCACCTTCCTTGTAGAGTTGAGATTTACCGTGAAGAGTTGTTGGGTTGTTTACCTTTTGCAAATCAGCCCGTGTACGGGGCGCACCCTTGAATTGCATTCCTTTGCTTGCTTCGCTAAAGTCCTTGGCTACTTTTTGCGGGATACCCGCTTGTTGCGCAAACTCTGGATTGTGCGCCGCAGCATCCATAAACTTTTTTTGTTTAAGGCTTGTCGCTGGCATTACTTCCCCGCTTGAATAAGCTGGTCAATTTTTGCTTCAAGCTTGTTAAAGCGTTGGTCAATGTGGTCAGTAAGTCTTGCAACTTCTGCTTTAGTAGCTGTATCACGGGCAATCTCCTCGCGGGTTATGTTGAGCAAACGCTCAACTCGTTTGACATCCTCAAACTTCTCTCTAATAAAGAACCATAAGCCACCAAGCAAAACAGAAAGTCCAGCAGACCAAATTGTATTGATGTCCATCAAACAAACCTGCCTTTCGTCTTGCCTTTGGTAGCGCAGCCATCGGCTGCATTTACATAACCACCATCTGCGCAGTTCCACGCTCTCAGGGACTTGTTAATCCTCGAATCCGGATCGCTTGCGGTCTTGGCGCTCGTAAGCTTCGACTTCATGCCTTTCATCCGGGCGCAGAAGGAGTCTCGCCTGCTGCCGCCTTCCGGTTGGGGCGGTTTCAGATTGTGCCCTTCCTTCTTGGCAGAGGCTCGCCCTTTGGCGTTCAAGCCGCCGTTGGGATTCTTCCCTTCCTTGCGTTGCCATGCTGGTGTTCCCATACATTAAGCCTGTGCTTCTTTCCAAGACAAACGAGTGTACACACTTGGTGTTGCCAAACTAACCACGTTGGTAGCGCAAACATACAAAACATCAGGGCCATCTGGGTAGACATTGGCGGGAGTTGTAGACACAGCAGAGCTAGTACCACCACCCAAAATTGAATTACCAATGTCACGTACTTGAGTCAAGTCTAAAGTTGTTTGACCACCTGTGTTGGTATAAAACGCAGCAACT